TATCGTCAGCCACAGAGTATCCCAGATGTGCTGCAGATTCTCTCCGGCAGTGTTCAGCGCCTGTGCCAGATCGGCAAGTGTCTGTGAAAAGTTCTGTTTGATTTCGTCCCAGTGGGTCACAAGATAATTGATGATGACCGCCGCGATAGAGGCCAGCACCGCCAGCAGCAGAACAGGCCATGCACCGATGGCCGAGATGACCGTGACGATCAGCGAGCCGAGGCCGCTCAAAATAGCAGGAAGCACCGTGTCAAGAATAAACGCGCCAATCACAGGCAGCAGGCTCACGGCCAGCGCCGCCATAAGAAGCGGCCAGCAGTTGGAAATGAGTTCGGCAACCTGCGCCAGAATACCGACCCAGTCTACCGCCTGCAAGCACTCCATGATTTTGCTGCCGACAGCGTCCCAGTCAACTTGACCGAGAATCGTGTTGATGGCCTGCAGCACATCCAATGCCAGCGTGCTCAACGCAGAGAACAGCCCCGGCCAGTCAATCGCGGCAATCATCGTCACGATATTGTGTCCGAGGTCATTCCAGTTTGTGCCCTGCACCGCCGCGATCAGCGCGTTCAGCAGGCCGATGGCAAAGCCGCCCGCACCCAGTCCAGCTTCCAGCCACGGAATATTGGAGATGGCAGAATTGATGCATGTTGCAATGCCATTGCCTAAATCCGTCCAGCCGCTGTAATGCAGCACAAAGTTGTACAGCGTCAGAATGGCCGCACGCATCCCATCCGTCAGCACACGCCCCAGCGTGTCCCAGCGCAGTTCAGTTACGGCAGTTGTCAGTCCCTCTGCAATGCCCGCGCCCAGACTGTCCCAGTGGATGCGCTGCATCAGCGTGTCCGCAAAGAGCAGCGCTGTGTTCAGCCCTTGTGCAATGGTATGTCCGATGGCAGTCCACAGGCCCGGTACTTCGATAAAACCATTGATGCAGTCGGCAATGTTTGTTGCCCACTGCACAGCCTTATCCTGTATATCCGGCCATGGGATGGCGTTCAGACTGTCACGCAGCTTCTCGCCGATCAGCTGCCCGACCTTGTACCAGTCGCCCTGCTCTATGGCATCCATAATGCTGTCAAGGAATGGATTCTCCGCAGAAAAGTCGAAGTCCGGGGTAATGCTGTCTGCTCCACCACCGCCCCCGCCGCTGCTATCGTCGGACTGCTTGTTCAGCACGTTCAGTTCGTCAAAGGCGGCCAGTTCACCATTAGCGTCCTTGACCTTCTTCGCTGCGCTGCCCGCCGCCGATCCGACGCCGTTCATAGCCTTGGCTGCTCCGGCGCTGGCGGAGATTGTGCGCCCGGTAAAGAACGCCACCAGCCGCGCAATGTAACTGAACACCATCGCCGCCGCATTTGCCAGCGCAGTCAGCGCGGGGGTAAGTATCTGAATGATGGGCGCGGCTGCCGTGGCCGCTGCGCCCTGCAAGTTGCCGAGCGCCGTCCGCAGGCTGGACGAAGACAGCAGCGCCGTCCCCATCCAGTTCGTCAGCGTCCGGAGCCCGGAGGAAAGCACATTGAACACCAACGCGCCGGACACCAGCCCTGCCAGCCGCTTGCGGAAGTGTTCCGTGCTCTGCGCAGCCTGTGCCAGCCGTTCCTGCACACTCTGGGCTTTGCTTTTCACAAAATCAAAAGCCTTGCCGCCGATAGAGCCTATCGCGGACAGTGACCTTTTCAGAATCTTACTCACTGATGCCGCGTTGAACAGCTTTGAGACGAAGGCGTCCATCGCATTCGCTGCACGCTGCACATTGGATACATCCACCTGCGCCGCTTGTGCAGCCTGCGCGGCGTTGGCAACAGCCTCGGCCTGCCGGGTCGCCTCATCCTTCTCCTGTGCAAGCTGGGCAGTCAGTTCGGCGTGCCGTTGCTGCAGTGCCTGCACGGCGGCATCCTGTGCGTGGTAGGCATCGGCGGCAGCCTGCACAGCGGTATCCTGCTGCTGCAACTTTGCGGCCAGCTTGTCGCTCAGCGTTTCGTCGCCCTTGGATGTGACGCCGAACTTCGATTTGCGTCCGGCATCCAGTCGAGCGTTTACTTCGTCGAGAGCGGCAGCCGTTTCGGCAGCTTTCTGGCGGGCGGCTTCCAAATCGTCCCGCAGCTTATTCCGTTTGGTCGTAGCCGAGCCGAGGCCCTTTTCCACCGCATTGATTTCTCGCGCGGTTTCTTTGGCCTTGGCCTGCAACTCTTTTAAGTCTGCCTCGGCCTTTCGGTTATTAAAGCGCGTATTGATAACGACTGATGCCATAGCTTCACCTCCCCAGAAGATCCAACAGCCTTTCCTTTTCGGCCTTATCCTCGGCACTTTCTGCCGCATGGATTTTAATAACGGCAGCGTTCTCGCGGGCAAATTCCTGCTCGGATTTGTCCAGCATTTTACCGCGTGCTCGCTTGTTTCGGATGTTCACCACCTGCGCAAACAGGCCATCGCCGATGCCATGAAATGCGCCGAGAAATTCCCACCAGTGCAAATACCCGCATCGGCGGCAGCTATACCCCAGCACTTTGTCCACAGCGGGTGCGATCAGAGCAGCATCCTGCTCCCAGTCCACCAGCCGGGGGCGGAAGCCCTGCTTCTCGTCTTCTTTTCCCTCGTTGATAAAAGTAAAAGCCGCCCGAAGCGCAGCGTTTGCGTCGGGCAGCTCTTTCCAGCGGGGATATAGAATTTGCAGGCAGGCAACGTACTGCTCCTGCTGTGTCAGGTCGGGGTCAGTCAGCGCAGCCAGTGCATCCAGTACGGCGCGAAAATCCGAGCGGATCGCAAAGCTGCGCCCGGCCACCTCGACGGTGGTGGGTAATTCCCATGCACTCATGCCTGCTGACCGGGGGCAAGCCCCTTGCTGAAGTCGGCATAGACAGCGGTGTGCTTTTTAAGCCGCGCTTCGGCGGCAGCGATTCCGGCCTTGTGCGCCTCCTCCACCAGAGGGGCAACAGCTTCCAGCACCTTTTCAAAGACAAAAGCACCGTCATCGGCAAGAGCCAGCGCCGAAAGTCCGCCAAAGAAAACCGAGGACACATCACTGCCAAACACCTTGTTCAGTTCGGCCTTGATGGTCGTATCCATTGCGAGAATCTTTTCAGGTGTCATGTCCTGCTTGGCCTGCTCCGCCAGTTCTGCGATGGCATTGCGTGCCGAGACGAAGCGCCCGGAAATGCCGATGTCGGCAGGGTTGATTTTGATGACGCCCAGCAGTGTGCCGTCGACGTCTTTCACGTCATAGCTTTTGACGCCGCGATCAATAACCAGTTCCATGATGACGGCTCCTTTCACGCCTCGGCGGTGAACGCCTTGGTGGTGGGGTTGAATGTGCCTTTGGTTTTAACGCCAGTATAATGCACGTTGAACGGAATCTGATAACCAGTGGTGTCGCCGCC